ACCCGCCTCGCCGCGGACGCGGGCGTGCCGGCGCTGGCCGAGACCCTGATCCGGTCCGGCGTGACGGCGGCCGAGGCGCGCACGCGGATCGACGGGGCGAAGGAGATTCGCGCGGCGGTCGAGCTCGCGCGAAAGACGTGCCCGCAGATCGAGGCGGCGTCGGCCGACCGGTACATCACCGCCGGTGCCAGCATCGACGCGGTGCGGGCCGACCTCTTCAAGGTGATGACGGCGATGCAGTCGGGAACGATCGCCTCGTCGCATTCCGCGCCGACCCCGCCCGACCAGGCGCACGCGAGCTGGGACAAGGTCAAGAAGAAGCTCGGCGGCAAGGACTGATCCGACAGCATCGGCCACGCGGCCGTGTGACTCCCACCCGAATTCGAGGGATTGGACATGACCATCGTCTATGAGGGGCCGCACACGGCCGAGTTCATCCTGAGCGAGGCGTCCGGCTCGCGCTCGCGCGAGAACGGCGTCGTCGCCTCGGGCCAGGTGCTCGAGGCCGGAGAGGTGGTCGGCAAGCGGACGCTCGGCGCCGCGACCGGCGCGGCCGTCGCCGGCAACACCGGCGCGGCGACGATCACCGCCTCGCCGACGGTCGGGCTGGGCGCGAAGGTCGGCGTCTACCAGATCGTCTGCACCTCGGCCGGCGCCACCGCGGATTTCACCGTCGAGGATCCGGACGGCATCATCGTCGGCGTCGGCAACGTCGGCACGGCGTTTTCCGGCGGCGGCCTCGGCTTCACCATTACCGATGCCGGCACCGACCCGGGTGTCGGCGACCGCTTCACGGTCACGGTCGCGGCCGGGACCGGCAAGCTCGTCGCCTACGATCCGGAAGCGACGACCGGCGCGGCGGTCGTCGCCGGCATCCTGCTCGGCGCCTGCGACGCGACCGACGGTGACGTGCCGGCGGCCTACATCGCCCGCGACGCCGAGGTGAATCGTCACTGTCTCACCTATCCGGAGGAATCGACCGCGGGCGGCGAGGAGGCGGCGACGTTCGCCGGGCTCGCCGCGCTCGGCATCATCGTTCGCTGATCCACGAAAACCAGCGCGACAGGGCACCGCGACTACGCACCGCCGTCGCTTCGGAGGTCAATCCATGCCGATGCTCGATATCTTCAGCGACGACGCGTTCAAGGTCACGACCCTGTCCGACGTCGTCAACTCTCTCCCCTTTACGCCGGGGCGCATCGCCGAGATGGGCCTGTTCAGCGAGAAGGGGATCCCGACGACGTCCATGGCGATCGAGCGGATCGGCAATGTGCTGCGGCTCGTTCCGCCGACGCCGCGTGGCGGTCCGGGGACGACGGCACCGAAGTCGAAGCGCAACATGCTGAGCATCAGCATTCCGCACTTCCAGAACGACGACGCGGTGATGGCGGAGGAAGTGCAGGGTGTTCGGGCGAAGGGATCCGAAACCGAACTCGAGACGATGATGGAGATCGTCGCGGGCCGCGGCCAGGAGCATTCCCAGAACATGGCCGTCACGCAGGAATACGCGCGGGTCGGCGCCGTGAAGGGCGTGGTCACCTATTCGGACGGTTCGACCCTCGATCTCTTTTCGACTTTCGGGGTGTCGCAGCTCGCGGAAGTGAACTTCGACCTCGCCAATGCCTCCCCCGCAGCCGGCGCGCTGCGCAAGACCTGCGCCAGCGTCGTGCGGTCGATTGCCACCGAGCTCGGTGGCGTCAGCACCGTCGGTGTCCGCGCCCTCTGCGGCGACAACTTCTTCGATGCACTCATCGCACACCCGGAGGTCCGTGAGACCTACGTCGGGTGGTCCGAGGCGAAGATCCTGCGCGAGGGCTACATCGAGCCGAACGGCAAGAGCTACGGCGCCTTCGACTTCGGCGGCATCGTGTGGGAGAACTATCGCGGCGCGGTCGATGGCACGAGTTTCATCGACACGAACAAGTGCCACATCTTCCCCGTCGGCGTGCCGGGTCTGTTCGTCACCCGCTATGCGCCGGCCGACTACAACGAGACCGTCAACACCATCGGCCAGCGCATCTACACCAAGGTGTTCCCGATGGCGAACGGCAAGGGCTATGACATGGAGGTGCAGATGAACAACATCGAAATCTGCACCCGGCCGCGCGTGCTCGTGAAGGGCAAGCGCACCGCCTGAGCCATGGGGCTGATTGGGGGATGGCGGGCGCCGCGGCTGTTCGACGGCCGCGGCGTGCTCGTCATCGGCGGCGGGGCGTCAATCCGGGAGGCGGGGCAAGGCGATGTCATCGCCGATCTCGCCCGCCTGACACCGACCATCGCGATCAACGACGCCTTTCTTCTCGCTCCGCACGCCGACGTCCTCTATTGGGCCGATGCGCGGTGGTGCGGGTGGAACCGGCCCGACCTCGCCAGGCATCACGGCCTGAAGGTCACCCGCTCGGCGGCGTCGGATCCGGGTGCGCATGAGGCGATGCTCATCGGCTGGGAACGCACCCTGCCCTACTCACGCAATCCGAGCCGTGTCGCGGGCTTCTGCGGTGGCGGCAACGCGATCAACCTCGCGGCGCTGATGGGCGCGGCGGCGATCGTCCTCGTGGGTTTCGACATGCGGCCGGGCAACTGGCACGACCGCCACCGCCGACCACCGGTAGCGGGCCAGCACGAAGAAAGGTTCCGTCCGGCGATCGAGCGGATGGCGCCGGAGCTTGCTGCGGACGGCATCATCGTTGTGAACGCGACGCCCGAAAGCGTGCTCGGCTGCTTTGCCACGATCGACCTAGCCGCAGTCGCGGCCTCTCCCGATGGATGGTGGTGATGGGCCTGTTCGACGACCTCAACGACATCGTCCTGGACACCTTCCGGACGCCGTCGGTGACGATCGGCGGCATCCCCGCAACCGCCGTCTTCGACCGGCGCTACTACGCGGATGACCTCGGCGAGAGCGGCGGCGCCGGAACTGTGAGTGAGATCACGGTGAAGTCGGAAACCGCAGCCGGCATCGTCGTGGGTACGACGGCGATCGTGATCGGCGGCATGGCCTATCGAGCGAAGAACAAGCGCCCGGACGCCGAAGGCTTGACCGTGGTCGAGCTCGAGCGGGCGCCATGACCAACAAGCGCACATCGATCCGCAAGGCGATCGTCGCAGCCATCGACGGAACATCCGAACTTGCCGGGCGGGTGACCTCGTCGCGGGTCAGGCGGGTGCAGCGGGAAGAGATGCCGTGCGCGGCGGTGTACGCGCTGAAGGAGCCGGCTGAGATGCTGGCGCTCGGCAAGCAGCGCCGCGTCGTCGCGATCGTCGTCGAGGTGCGCGCGACGGCAACCGACGACCTCGACGACGCCCTCGATGCTCTCTGCGAGGTCGTCGAGGCGGCGATCTTCGCCGATCCCAAGCACGGCGGCCTCGCCGTTGGAACGCAGCTCGCCACGACCGAGATCGGCCTCGATGGCGAGGGGGACGAACGACAGGGCGTCGCGCAGATCACCTTCGACGTCACCTATCTGACCCCGCCGGGCTCGCCGGCCGGGTGAGGTCCACCTGAGGAGACACCGTCATGGTAGAGACCACCGGCGCCGGGTCCGTGATCGCGATCGGGACGAAGGCGGCAACGCTGAGCAGCGATACCTATACCGACATCGGCACCGCCATGAACCATGGCGCCATCGGCAGGGTGTTCAACACCATCACCTACAACCTGCTGAAGAAGCGGGATACTCAGTACGCCAAGGGCAACGCGGCGGTGGCCGCCGTGACCATTCAGGTGGCGCGGGATGCGAGCGACGCCGGCGCGCTGGCGGCGCAGGCCGCCGTCGACGACGATGCCGCCTACAACTTCCGCCTCACCCTCAACGACGCGAGCGGCGAGACCGGCTCGGAGCCGACGAAGATCTACTTCAAGGCGCTGGTGATGGGCTTCCCGCTCGACCAGATCACGCCGGAGCAGATCGTCATCCACAGCCTGACCCTGCAGCCGCGTGGCGAGACGATCGACATCGTCGACGCGACCTGACCGGGAGAACGCTGTGGCCAAGACGTTGAAGGGGTCGGCGCCGCCCCGCGCGCCGGCGCCGCAGGAAGCGCCGCCGGCGCTCGGCGAGGGCGAGGTGGTGATCGTCATCGCCGGCGAGCGGCATGTGCTGAAGCCGACGCTGTTCGCGGCAAAGCGGGTGAGCGCCGCATTCGGCGGGTTCATGCCGGGATGGTCGCGGCTGGCGGCGCAGGATCTCGACGCCTGCATCGTCATCGTCGCGGCGGGGCTCGGAGCGGAGACGCCGCAGCAGGAAGCCGCGGCGGCCGAGATCGCCTACCGCGCCGGAATGGCCGATCTGATCGGACCCCTCGGGCGCTTTCTCGCGATCCTCGCCAACGGCGGACGAGAACCGCCGAAGCTGCGCAAGGCGGCGCCAGACCCGGGAAACTGATGAGCCACGCGGAGTTTTTCGCGTGGCTGTTCGGCATCGCGACGGGCTGGCTCGGATGGTCGGAGCGTGAAGCCCTGCACGCAAACATGTCGTCGATTCTGATCGCCTACCACGGGCGTATCGGGATGCTGAAGGCGATCTTCGGTGGCGGTGAGGACAAAGCACCGACGATGTCGCGGTCGACGCCGGAAAATCTGGTCGCCTTCTTCCGAAGCCTCAAAGGGGCAGCGCAGGACGCTCGCTGATGGTGACGATTCCCGACCTCAAGATCCCGATCCGTGGCGACGACAGCGACCTCAAGGCGGCGCTGGCGCGGTCGCGGGCGGAGATCGCCGGCTTCGCGCGTCAGGCCGAGGTGTCGACGGCGAGCGTGCGGGCGACGATGACGGCAGCTTCGACCGCCATCAAGACGGCGTTCGCCGGGCTCGTCACCGGCGCGGCGATTGCCGGCCTGGCAGAGCTCGGCCGTTCGTCGCTTGAGGTCGCGTCCGACGTGCAGGAGATGAGGTCGGCGCTCGCCTACACCTTCGGGCAGAATACCCGCGACGTGCAGGAATGGGCGGCGCGGACGGCGGCGACGGTGAACCGCTCGGCGAACGACCTCGAGGCGGGGGCGCTCCGGTTCGGGCAGCTGTTCACCAAGGCCGCGGATCCGGCGCAGGCGGCGGCGCTGTCGCGGCAGTTCGCGCTCCTGGCCGAGGACGCAGCGTCGTTCTTCAACACCGACGTCGAGACGGCAGTGCAGAAGCTTCGGAGTGGGCTCTCGGGCGAGAGCGAGCCGCTGCGCGACTTCGGCGTGTTCCTCTCCGAGGCGGCGGTGCAGGCGAAGGCGCTGTCGCTCGGGCTCGCCGACACGGCGAAGTCGCTGACGGAACAGGACAAGATACTCGCGCGTGCGGCGCTGATCACCGAGAGCCTCGCCACGGCGAGCGGCGACGCGGCCCGGACGGCGAGTGGATACGCCAACACTCTGCGCGGCTTTCAGGCGGCGGCGAAGGACGCCAGCATCGCGGTGGGCGAACAGCTCCTGCCCTATGCGACGGAGGCGCTGGCGGTCGGATCGAGCCTGATCCGGATCTGGTCGGGGGTGGCGCCGCCGCTCGGCGAGACCGGCGACATGGCCGCTGCTCTGGCGCAGAATCTGGAGCTCCTCGCCGCCGCCGGCGGCGTGCTCGCGGCCCGGGCGCTCGCTCCTGTCGCGGTGCAGGGCGC